AGTACTTGCGGGGATTGCTGTATTCTGCCATGTGCACCATTGTTAGCAGTGCATTGCCGCGCATGCGGGGTGGAGTCGACCCCCGGAAGAGCGAGAACATCGGCGGCGTCTCAACTACAATTGGAAACGTCATCTCGCCCTGCACAATCTTGCCGATCCGGAGGGGGTGCCAGTCGTAGATGAACAAATCCGTTTGGGGGATGGGCAACCAGTTCTTCTCGTATTTCCGCTTCAGGGGGGAGTGGATCGTCCTGCACTCCCTGAATGCCTTCGAATCCAAATCGTATTCACCCTCCAGCATCCGCACATTGATGTCAACATCGTAATAGCATCCTAGAAATCTCAGGTCGCCATTTCGAGTGAAAAGACGAACATCCTCGATCCCCTTCACGTTGCTTGGAAGATCCAAATCCTTGACACCTGAATCGTCCATCTTCGCAATCACCTCCCCCGTCGCGATGTTCATATACGCATTCCGGGTCTGCACAGCTTCGCCCGTTCGGGTCTTGTAGTTCCCGTCCGTGGGAGGCAGGTAGTTGACAAATCGAACGTTTGCGTAAGGATACACTGCGACCGACACCGCAGTTGGTCGGAAATCAGCTCCAAAGGCGGATGGGATTGCGAGGGGCGTGATGACCGACTTGATGGGTTCCGCGTAGAACTGAATGTTCGCGAGAACGTTCTGGATGTGAAGCCCTTGCTGTAGAAGGTACTTCACCGAGGACCGCATCCCGATCTTCTTGTTGTTCGTGTGGACGTAGTAGTCTAAAATGCTCGCCTCATACTCAAATCCCCCCTTGTAGGGATACCCCTCAATGAAAAGCACGTCCGAGGGATACGCGATCGAACGACCCAGCTGGATGTAGTGATACGCCTTGTAGTGCTGACTGTTGACTCGAAAGTACTCGGCGAGTTGGTGGATCGGTTCGGCGCGCTGGGGGCGGTATGCGTGTGCCTTCAACATCCACTTCTCGAAACTCGGGATGTCACCGAGTTGCTTGTAGCAGTTCCCGACACGGTAGGCGGCATACCACGCCTCCTCCGCCCACCGTCCCATCTTGAACCGCTTCTTATACCATTTGAGCGAATTCGTGAAATCGCCCACATCATGGTAACTCTGTGCGAGGTAGAACGCATACCGCTCGTTGTCGGGCTCGTCCTCCGTTCCCTTCAGCAGCACCGCAATGTCCCGCTGGGGTTTGTCGCCCGTCAGATTTCGAGCACCGAGACGTCGACTCTCCATCCAGAACTCACGGGGCAGCTCGATTGAGTTGTTATTCGCCTTGTCGTTTGTCGGATACTCGTGCAGCACGCCCTTGTATTTCCACCCATTGTTCGCCTTGAAAATCTGTCCGCGCGCGTAGTCCAACAGACCCTGCTTGATTCGAATCGTAGCGATATTGGGCGTTTCCTCGCGCAAGATCTTCCGGAGTTTCGTGGGTCCGTCGCTGGGGTAGGACATCAGGTCGTCGGCATCAATCACGAGGATGTACTCCATCTTTCCATCGCACAGCGCAAGTGCCTCCGACCGATTCGTCCCGAAATCCTTCCAGGGGCGTTCGTGAACCTCCCCCTCAATCCCCTTCTCCTTGTAGAAATCCCGAATAACCTGGATCGTGTCGTCCGTCGACCCCGTGTCGACAATGCAGTACGTGTCCACAAACGGCAGCGTGCACCCCATGGACTCCTTGATAATGTGACTCTCGTTCTTGACGATCATACAAAGTCCAATTCGAAGAGGCTGCTCGACTGCCTCGCCCACATGCCGCCCATCGCCAATGTGACGAAGATATCCGTCAGGGTGAGGGGTCAGCGCCATGCGGTATCCCTTCTCGCGGTAGAACTGGTTGAGAACGTACTCCCCCTTCAACGGATCGGCGGTGTCATACTGGACGAGGGAATTGTAGGATCCGCCAAAGAGGGTCTTGTAGTCCTCCGTTCGACGCAGACCAGGGTTCAGACTGTAGTACCCCCACTGCCCCCAGCAATCCAGGAACGGTGGGGTGGCGGACATGCAGTACACTCGGGGGTTGTGGTCGCGGCACATGACGGCACTCACCTTGGGCGTGTTTTGCAGGACGAGAATCGACTCTTCGATGCACCCCGAGCGATACGACTCCCAATCGTCCTCAAGGTGAAAGATGTACGGCGTCTTCACGAGCGCATACGCCGCATCAATCGACTTGATCTGTCCCTGCCTCTTCTCCGCCGCAATCCATGTGAAGGTTGGGTACGTCGCAATGAGTGCCTTGTTGACGTCGGGAATGCCACTGTCCTCCGAAACAATGAACTCTGTGACGGGGTACGTATTGAACTCCAAAAAGGTCTCGATCGTCCGTTTCAGTAGATCAGGACGACCGCATGCGGTAATGACAACCGTCACCTCCGTCATTTCTTTACATTTGGAGGGTCGCCTTTAAGCGGTCTCGTCCTTCCGCGACTCGCGCCGCAACGTCTGTCGTTTCAATTGCATATCGACTGTCGACACACCGATTCCGAACAATCATGTCCTCGCACGTAGTTGCTTGGGCGCCGTACACTTGCGTGATCCAGTCGTCGCAGTACCAATTTCGAATCGTCGGGTGGAAGAAGTATCCAAACACGCGGGCATGGGTGCGACTCACAAAGGAGTTTTCAATGACGGTAGGTTGACCGGCATTCTTGCGTTGAAAGAAGTTGCGGGGATTGCAGGGTCCCACCACCCCCACTCCATTCCTTGCCTCCAAGACGGACACGAACCGCTCCGTCCACCCCCTTGACTGAATCACGACGTCATCCCCCACCTGAAAGAAGTACTCATGATCCGCGTTTGCGATCGCGACCTCGAACAATTTGTTCCATGCCCACGCAGGCGCATGCTGGCATCCCGACAGCGTCACAACCGTGAATCCCATCTCCTCCAATTCGCCGACGTGCGCGAGAAAAAACACGTCGTCGTCGTCAATCCCGAGATAGAATGTGTACTTGAACGCCTCCGACGCGGTTGCCAGAAACGAGGGGTAGAAATGATCGAAGAAGAAGCAGTCCTGCAGTGTCTCCCACCGCTGATTGCGGCTGCACATGGGAATCATGACTGCAATGTCCTCCATTGCGCGTCGTATTGTCAAATCTATCACCCCACCCTTTAAACAAAATGAGCACGGAGTATGTCAAGCAGACCCTTCGTGAGAACCTGTCGCGTGTCCTCATTCCCCACGTCGCAGATGGACTGTGGAGCATCTACGACAACGCAAAGACCGTGTGCGAGCGCAACAAGCAGGTCGACCAGACCCTCCGCACCTTCCAGAACCTCCTGACCCAGATCCCAAAGTGGAGCGACGAGACGCTTGACGCAGAGGTCAGTCGCATCACCGTCGCGTCCAAGTGCGACTACATCGACGATCTTCTCATGGGCGTCTTTGTCAGTTACATTCGCGCCTTTGCGTCGCTCCAGCAGGTCGAGGACACCCACGTGAACATCCCCTTTGAGCGCCCTGAGCTGTCCAAGTTCGTGCACGCGCTCTACAAGTCTTCCGCCCGGGAGTCCTGGTCGAACGCATACTTTTTCAAGACAATTGGAGTGTCATCTGAGGAGCAGGCGCGGAATCGTCGGGACATTGAGGCGATGCTCACTTCCACCCTGAACGGTGTCATCGACAGTTTCATCCCGTGGAAGGACATTAGCCGCGCGTACTTCCGAGCGAGGGACACACCCGCCGCAGCACCTGCGCCCGCTCCTGCTCCCGCGCCCGCCGTTCAGTTCACGGACAATGAGGTGCATGAATTCGAGACCGACAATGAGGAGAGCGAGGACGAGGAGGAGGATCACCCGCGTATCACGCTGGGAGAGGACATCAAGCTCGAGGACGACGAGGATGACAAGTCGGTCGACTTCGACGCCAAGGCGATCGAGACGATGACGCTCAATCTGTGAGCGTTCAGGACGGAGAAAGGAAAAACAAGATGCGACACAAATGACGGACCTGCAGACTCTCGGATTCATTGCGGTGGCGGTTGCGATTGTTGCCGCAACACTGTATGTGCTGGACCGCAAGAACCGTGGTTCGCCGATTGATTGGCTGGATATGGGGAAGTTGTCAGTGGGCGCCGCCGCAGTGACGAGCGGTGTTGTCTATGCAGTTGGAAGCGACGCCATCACGGACGTTGTTGAGACCGTGACGACGGGCGCACAGGAGATGTTCGTTGGGAAGGCGAGCTTCTAAGACTCAATAAAAAGCGCCGACTCACCAACGGGCACCGTTGGAACGACATACTGCCTCAACTTCAACAGCTCGCGACGGGGGACGGCGGAGTCCTTGCAGTATCTCGCAATCGCCTTGTACAGGTCAAATCCATGGTAGCGATCATGGTTGTCCCGCTGCTTGCGGAACATGGCGGACGTGCCATCCCCAAACGTCATCCATTGCTTGAACGTCTCAAGCAGCGGATGATCGATCGGAACATCCGGTCCTGCTGGGAACATGTCCCAGAACACAGACGTCGCAAAGCGGCACAGATCGAACGACGGGTTCGGTCCGACGTAGGGTCGCTCGTGGTTCATGAAGGGATCCATGTTGTACTGTCCCCCCGCCTCCTCTTCCTCCTCAAACTGACTGCTCGCAAACAACCGCCCCTCCTTCATTCCATTGAGTCGGATGGACGTAATCGCACGATCGAAATCAATGATCTTGATGAGGCAGCCGAACGTCGGGACGCGATACGACACCCCGTTGTGGCGGTAGTACAGGAACTCCTTGTCCGTCTTGACAAACATCACGTTGTTGCCGTGCAGGTCGTTGTGCGTGAACCCGTAGTTTCGCTGGGCGTAAGCGAGCGCAAACACCATCTGCGACACCCATGCAACGTGCTTCTCCGGCTCCGAATGAGCCTCGATCAAATCATAGAACGTCCCCTCGCAAACCTCCATTGCCGTTGAAACAACCGGGACGCCTCGAAACGTCGCCCATGCAAACGGCTCTTCGTCCTCCTCCTCTACCCCCTCGTCCTCCTCATCGTCGGGGCAATCGCACGACTCAATCTCGTACACATCGCAGGACTCAGATGAGTCCGAGCAAGACTCCTCTTCGGGGTACATCGTCTCCGTCACGTCACCGACAGAAGAGGACGCGGAGGGAGTGCCGACGTGCTCTGCCTCAACATCCGACACGTCACCCAGTTCAATGTCATCCCCCAACTCAAGTGTGGGACGCTGGCGACGCGTGTGTGTGAACTCCGCGTCTCCCTCCCCGGATCGCAGCTTCAAATCAAACGTCTTGCCAATTGCGTCCGCAAACCACCCCCTCTCCGTCAGGTCCGCATAATCGTCTGAAACATCAATGGTGTGCGTCTCCGCAATTCCGATCGACACACCAAACACCTTCGGGAAATGATCACACCCCGACTCGGACAGAGCAACGGATGTCAGTGCACCCACATAAGCAGCAGTGTGCGGACTCTGTGTGCGTCTTCGAATCTCCTCTGCAATCTCACTCGGTTTCGGAAGACTCGGGTGCCCGTAATCCCCTCGCATCGTCTTGAAGGGACTGAGGATCATCGTCGTCTTTCGGTGGACGGGAACAATCCGCCCCGTTGTCGTGCGAATGCGGGTCGCATCGATCACAGAGTCAATCCCCTCCGAGACGTGGATGCCGTACGATTCGACGGACGATAGAGCATCCGTCTTGAACAACATCTCAAGGGGCGGGAAGAAGGACTGGGCGTCGCGCAAACCCCATGCCTCCATGTTCACCTTCTTGACTCGATGCAGTTTCATCTGCACCGCCGACGTCCTAAGATCCTTGCCCATTATTACTCTTGGGGTTCGGCAATCAAAGTAGAAAACTAAACGACGCAGAGAACAAGCATGAACTTTCAATTGAGGAAGTTCAATATTGACATGATCAAGGATCGGTGTGAGATGGATTCTCGCAAGAGCCCCATGATTGTTGTGATTGGAAAGAAGGACACGGGCAAATCGTTCTTGGTTCGTGACATCCTGTTCAGCGTCCAGAACTGCTTTCCCGTCGGGACAGTCATTTCGGCAACGGAGGCGGTGAACGAGTTCTTCCAGAGCATGGTGCCCTCCAAGTTCATTCACGACACGTACAAACCCGAGATTGTCATGAACGTCATCAAGCGCCAAATGAACGTCAAGAACACCCGGTTGCGGGACAAGACGGCAAAGGGCGGATCGTCAACCGTCGACCCTCGTGCGTTTCTGATTCTGGACGACTGCCTGTATGCCGCCAAGGCATGGATCAACGAGGAGTCCACTCGGTACGTCTTCATGAACGGTCGTCATATTGACCTGATGACCATCATCACGATGCAGTACCCACTCGGCATCACGCCCAATCTGCGGACGAATGTGGACTTCATCTTCATTCTGCGTGAGAATATTCTCGGAAACAGAAAGAGGATTTATGAGAACTACGCCGGCATGTTCCCTACGTTTGAGATGTTTTGCACGTTCATGGATCAGTGCACTGAGAACTTCGAGGGACTTGTGATTTGCAACAACGTGTCGTCCAACAAACTGGAAGATCAGGTGTTCTGGTACAAGGCATCGGATCATCCTCCCTTCCGTCTCTGTGACGCATCGCTGTGGTCGGACAACAAACCATTCACCTCCGCAATGATGGGAGC